GGGCTGCTGCCGCCGCCCGCGCCTGCTCCTCCGCCAGCAATTGTGCCTCCAACATCGCTGGAGGCACCACCCGCAATACGCCCTGGGGGCCGAATCCGTCTGCCATGGAACACGAGTAGCGGACAAACCTTAAGAAAATCTTAAGACTTGCTCGCTAGCTTCCCGGGCATGACCGATCTCGATGAAACCACCATGGCCGCGCTGGCGCGTGACCTTGTGCTCAATATCCGCAGCTACAAAGAGACCTTTGCGGAGTTTGGAATCGACGAAAATGACTACCAACGGATTGAAAAGAATGAGTTCTTCCGCAAGGTCCGCGAGCAGCTGATCGCCGAGTGGAACGCGATCGGATCGACCGAAGAGCGCATCCGCTTCCAGAACCTGGCCTACTTCGAAAAGCTCGGCCCGGTGATCGCCCGCCGCGCCATGCAGCCGGACGCCAATCTGTCGGCATCGACCGATGTCGCCAAGGTGGTGATGCGCGCCGCCGGCATCGGTGAGGACAAGGGCGACAAGCCTTCCAACGAACGCTTTGTCATCACCATCAACCTCGGCGGCGAGAGTGAAACCTACGACAAGGCGATCGACATCACCCCCGACGATCCCCCGCGCGGGAAACAGCAAGAGCTCGCACGCGAGCGCGAGATGCAGACCCCACGCAAGCGTAGGACGCGCAAGCAGCTGCCTGACCTGGTGCTGAAAAATGAGTGATTACGCCATTACTTATGCCAACGACGGCAGGTCGCTGGTGCTGCACCGCATCGACTGCCCCGACGTGCGTGCCCAGGCCAAAGCCGGCGAGCCGGTGCTCTCGCTGTTCGACTGCCAGCGCGAGCCCAAGGAGGGCGAGGTCAAGCGCCACTCCTGCCTGAAAGGGCACTGATGGCAGTCATCTACACGGCACCGCCGACGGTCGCGCGGTTCATGAAGTCGAGCGCGTTCGGCCGCATCATCGCCGGCCCGGTGGGGTCGGGCAAGACCACCGGCTGCGTGATGGAGACGCTGCGGCGCTCGCTCAGTCAGGCCAAAGCCACCGACGGCTATCGCTACACCCGCTGGGCGTTCGTGCGGCAGACGCTCAAACAACTGAAAGACACCGTGCTCAAAGACGTGCAGTCCTGGCTGGTGGGCCTGGGCGACTGGAAGGTGTCGGACAACACCTACTACCTCGACTTCGGCGACGTGAAATCAGAGTGGATCTTCGTGCCGCTGGAAAATGCCGAAGATCAGGCCCGGTTGCTGTCCATGCAATTGACCGGGGCGTGGCTCTCGGAAGCCATCGAGATGAACTTCGACATATTGGCCCCCGTTTCGGGCCGTATTGGCCGCTATCCAAGCGGCAATCGCGGTGTCCCGAGCTGGTACGGCATCATTGCCGACACCAACATGCCAGTCGAAATGGGTGAGTGGCATAAATTTATGACCGAGCCGCCGCCGAACTGGCAGGTCTTCATCCAGCCAGGCGGCATGTCGCCGGCCGCTGAGAATCTCAATTATCTGCTGCAGACCGAAGAGACGAAAGTACTTCCCATCAACCATCCGCTCCGGCTCGCGCAGGGACGCAAGTACTACGAGCAGTTTCTGCAGATGTACGGGAGCGATCACCCGTGGGTACGTCGGTACGTTGACGCGCAATACGGCGACGACCCTTCTGGCGAAGCTGTCTTTAGAGCGAGCTTCAAGCCATCGTTCCATGTCGTACCCGATACCCTTGTGATACCAGGCTATCCACTGATCGTAGGACAGGATTTCGGCCGGAACCCCTGGTCCGTCATAGCGCAAGTCGACCATCTCGGACGGTTGCTGGTTCATGAGGAAGTCCCCGCTACCAATGTCGGTCTCGAGAAACACGTCGAACAGCAGCTACGGCCCCGCCTGTTCCAAGAGCGTTTCATCGGTTCCAAAGTCATCCTGGTCGGCGATCCATCGGGCATTTCCAAGGGGACGATCGCCGAGGAGACCAGCTTTGAAGCACTGAAACGCATGGGCCTGCCGTGCTTCCCGGCTCCAACGAACGACATCGACCCGCGCTTGCGTGCGGTGGAAGCGTTGCTTGGCAAGCAGGTCAACGGTGGACCGGCGCTGATCATCAACGGCAGCAAGTGCCCGTTCCTGGTGCGCGTCATGAGCGGCGGCTACCGCTACAAGAAACACAAGGACGGTGGCCTTCGTATCGTCCCTGAGAAGTTCGACAAGGAAGGCTTCTCGCATGTCGCCGACTGTCTACAATACATCGCCCTGGTGGTCCACGGCGGGCTGGTGCATGAGTTCGCCCGCCGGCTGACCCCGACCCGGCGAACGTATCAGCGCCCGCAGATCACCGCCGCGGGATGGACCTGACACCGGCACGCTGCTAGTTTGTAATTTTACAAGGGAGCAGCAACATGAAAAAGCGCAAGAAGTCGGCGACCACCCGCCGGCCATTGAATAAAAAGACCCTGCGCCGGGTCCGCACCGCCGGCACCGCGGCATCCTCGCGCTACACCGTTGGCGGCAAGCGCAACAAGAAGCGCAAGCCGGTGAGCGTGGCAAAGACCGCCAAGCGCAAGGCGGTACGCAAGCCGAAACCCACTGCCAGCGTGACAGAGATCGCCGAAGCCACACAGAAGCTGCAGGAATACCACGAACCTCGAGTGGACGATCCGGGCGAGCATGTCCGAGTTATTCCCAACAAATCTGACGAGCAACCGGGTGTGCGGGACGTGCAGCCTGTGCTGCAAGGTGATGACAGTCCCGAACTTCCCGGGGAAACCGAACCCACATAAGTGGTGCGCCCACGCGCGGCCCGGTAAAGGCTGCAGCATTTACGCGGATCGCCCGCAGGAATGCCGGGATTTTGCTTGCCTGTGGTTGATCGACGGCCGCATCCCGGACTACTGGTTCCCGAAATGGTCGAAGATCGTGATCGCGCCACATCTGGCGGAGAAAGAAAAGTACGTCGCCTTCATTGTGGACCCGGCCTATCCAGGAAGGTGGCGGGAAGAACCGTGGTTCAGTGATCTGAAGAAGCTGGCAAAGGCGGGGATCGACGGGTCGCTGGGGCAAAAATGGACTTCATTCGTTCTTGTCGGAGACGATCGCATTCAAATCGGAGCCTGAATTCCGACCAGTCAGCGACCGCGAGCGGGTTGTAGATCGGCGCGTACTGCCATACGAGCTCCATCGTCGACTTGAGATCCATTGGCCGTCTCCACCTTGTGGAAGATGATGTCCATCAGCTTGCGGCGGTCCTCCGGCAGGAACTGGTAGCCGTAGCCCCACAAGGTCGAGACTTTAATCCCGAATGGCTCGAGCCGCTTGCGGATCGAACAGATATGCACACCTATCGACACCCCGGTCATGGTGCCGGCGAGCCGCTCGCGCAGCAACGTCGGGTACTGCAGCAGCACCAGCAGCAAGCTGATTTCGGTCGGCGTCAGGTGGAACACCTCCTGCATGGCCACGAACAAGCGATCGCGGTTCTCGCTCACCAATCTCGAGAGCTGCAGCGCACGCTGGTCGCGTGGAAACCCGGGTGGCCAGTCGTCGCGCGGCAGGTCGAGCAGCTTGCCGGCAGCCTGGGCGATGCGCAGGCGTTCGCGCACGATGTCGGACGACAGCTTGATCGCTCGAGCGATCGCGCGCAGCGGCACACCTTCGTCCGCCAACCGGATGGCGATATCGGGGATGACCCGTTCGGGGTCAAACCCTTGGGATCCCACTTGGGCTAGTGGTTCAGCCGCCATGACCCCCAATACAGCCGATTCTTAAACATTTAAAGGGAAAAAGCGGCTAGATCAGAGACCTAGCCGCAACAGGGAGACCATTGACGGCCAAGTATAGCAGTCTGGCACAGTCGGTACAGCCACCTATTTTAGCCGCAAATTTGGTGGTTTTGACCCCGAATCGGCAGGACAAAAGGCGAACTTGGCAAAAAATACTGCTGCCGGGTTGGTGCCACGGTTAACGACAGCGAGGTTGACTTAATAACCAACCAGCGCGTGCCACAACCACCTCAGACCGGCGAACGCCCAGAGAAGCGCAATCAGCCAGAAGCAGCCGAGGAATAACAGGTCGGCACTGGCCGAATAGGGGTAACCCTGACCCCAGAGCTTGGGGTTGAACCGAATGACTTTTGTCAAGGGATGGGGTTCGAAGATCTTGGGATCGAGTTTTTTCATGGTAGTGAGGTAGCCGGCTGGTATGGGGGTTGCAAGTTAACATTTGTCAATGTGAGGTATTTTGTATCCTTGACTTCTGTCAATCATGGTATTTTTGTACCGTTAAATTTTTGGGGGTTGGGATATTTCCAACCTCCTGGGGAAGAATGCGCGCGCCGGCCGGGGCCTGGCCAGCGTCCCCCGGGGGTGGGGGGTGGGGGGTCTGCCGCGGCGAGGACTGTGGCCAGAGCTCGGCTCTGCCGTCGACAAGCGCCAAGAGCTCGAGCTTGCATTGACGGAATGAATCAATGATATCAACAACTAGCTCCAAATCCTTCCTATGCAAAACTTAACATTTCTGCATGGCCATGGTCCGTTCTCGAGTTATGCAGCCTCAAAAGCATCGAAAGCAAACCCGACCGGATAGAAGATAGTATAATCAAATCAATGGCTTATGTGTATCACTATCTCAGAATCCACGTTTTTCCCAACTACAGTCCCCCCTTTTTTTTTTCTCTCCAGAATCCACAGAATCCCACAACCCTTTATTTTTAAACTTACGTAACGAGATAATATTATACCTGTAAATATCTATATGATTCTAAGAATAAATAACGTCAATACAGTGATTTTGCTTGACAGTTGTCGGACGATAGTTTCATCTGTATCAATATACGATATGACCGTACGAAAAAAATTTTAGGAGAGGTGTATTACTTGGAAAACCGCGGATTCCGAGATACCGAGATATCAAGGGTAAACCATCTTCCTCAGGCCTCCGTGCCGTCAGAGTCCATTTCTCCTATTGACAAGCGTCAATAGTCCCCCTATAGAAAGAGCGCGCCGCGATTGTGCGGTACCTGGAACCAACAAGGCAAAATGACATGTCTGATCCATTTGAAGGACTCGACGATAATCTGGACCACGGCGCGGACGAAAGCCCGCAGACCATGCAAGGTCTATTCGACAACGCCATTGCCGCGCGGCAATTCATGCGTGCCGGCAATGCCACGGTGACGCTCGTCAGCAAGGCTAGCGGGACGCGGTTCACGTTTCGCATCAGCGAAGCCCGCGACAAGACGACCGGCAAGCGTACCGGCGACGGCACGCTGTTCGTCGGTTTGCTCGCCGGAGCGGACAATAACAACGACTATCGCTACATGGGCCGCATCGCGCGCGACGTGTACTGGCACGGCCGGCGGGTACCAAAGCCAACCGACGTCTCGAGTGAAGCCAAGTCGGCCAAGGCGTTCAGCTGGACATGGCGCAAGCTCATGCAAGGCGAGCTGCCCGACGTGTTGGAGGTCTGGCACGAAGGCAAATGCGGCCGCTGCGGCCGCAAGCTCACCGTGCCGTCGTCCATTGCGTCAGGATTTGGTCCGGAATGCATCGGTAAAATTTTCGGTTGAAGCATGCCGGCCGGTCAATCCCAAGCTTTCGGGCTTAGGTCGCGCAAACGGTGGGCCAAACGTGAAGCCCGCCGCTTGCGCCAGCAAGCGGAGATGTTGCGCCAAATGGGGCGCAAACACCTAAAGGAAAAGATCGGCGGGAAAAAACCTCGCCGCCCTAGTCCTAGGCCATAGGACAAACGAAACGGGCTTCCTTGGCCTTCCTACGGAAGCACCATACTACCACTAAGGGCAATCCTGCCCGACAACGGTAATGAGGTAAGGCAAATGTCCTATTCGTTCCACATCGACCCGGGTCACGGCTGGCTAGCGGTCCGGCATGATGATCTGGCTGCGTTAGGTCTGAGCGCGGTTGATTTCACGGCATGCAGTCACATTGACGAGCGCAACATCTATCTGGAGGAGGATTGTGACGCCGGGAAATTCATTGACGCCTACAAGGCAAAGCATGGCCGCGCGCCCGACATTTTGGAGCGTCACAGCAACTCCGACTCCTTCATTCGCCGCCGCCCGCGCAATTTCCGCGGCAAGTGGCAACCGTTCGCCCGCTAACCAGAAAGGACACAAGGCAATGTTTCGATATGATCTCGCGTGGTTCGGCGCATGCCGCATAATCCTGATCACGGACGAAAGCCCGAATGAGCGTAGCAAGATTCCGCTCTTGGGATATGTGGTCCTGCCGAGCGCAGTCTATCGCCCCGCACGCTAAATTAAATCCGAGCGCAGGGATTGACTCTCCCTGCGCTCTCCTACTATCTTGACAACTGTCAACTCTAACAGGCTTAGGCAAATGACAACGCTAACGATCAATCATGCGGCCAAGCGCGCGCCGAGTGCTGCGCTGGCATTCTGGAACGAAGACACTGCAATTACCTACGATCTGCCGTTGTCGGCCGATCTGGCGCATCTGATCGCCGGCAGCATGGGCTTTCCGAGCAAGATGCCGGGGACTGCTTATGGTCTGAGCGCGCGGCGATGCATCACGGGCAGCAAGCTCGCACAGATCAAAAACACGGTCTGTCACGACTGTTACGCGCTAAAGGGAAATTACGTCTATAGCGATGTGATCCGAGCGCAAGAGATCCGCTATGCCGGCACCAAACACGCGCGCTGGGCCGAATGCATGGCCTACCTGCTTAATGCCATGCATGGCTTTGCGCCACGGCCCAAGCGATTGAAATCCAAAAAAGTAAAGAGCAAGGGCTGGCATCGCTGGCACGATGCCGGCGATCTGCAAAGTGTCGCGCATCTCGCCGCGATCTGCCGCGTGTGCGAGCTAACGCCCAAGATCAAGCATTGGCTGCCGACTCGCGAAACGGCGATTGTGCTGGCATTCGTGAAGGCCGGCGGCATCATTCCCGATAATCTCACTATCCGGGTCAGCGCGACCATGGTCGACGGCCAAGCGACCAAAACATGGCTGTGGACGAGTGGCGTGCATGACCAGATCGTGCCCGCGGCCAAGGACCGCTGCACTGCGCCCGATACGAACGGCGAGTGTGCGTCATGCCGCAAGTGCTGGGACCGCGAGCAATCCCACACGACCTACCACCTGCATTGAGGAGATAACAAAATGACAACGACTCTTTCCGACATTGCCCGCGCGGCATTGGCCAAGGCCTACGCCACGCGCGGACCGCATCGCGGGCAATTGCTGGCACGTTGCCCGCGTTCCAACACACTCGCGGCCGCGGCATGGCAGGGCGCAATGCTGGTGGTCAATCCCTACCAAGCAAGCATTGGCGCAATGTTGTTCATGTCTGCCGAGCAAAGGACCGTGCGCGATGAAATCGTGGCGCATTTCGAGTCCTTGCCGCGCGAGTACCAAATCCTGGCACAGCGCGATCGTGAGGCGCTGACTCGTTTGGGGGTATGGTGACATGGACCGTGAATATTGGCGTTTGATTGCCTTGGCAATCGAGGAATTGAGCGAATACGGTTTCATTATCGAGCGCACGCAAGAGCGGATGCGCAACCACCCCATGAATATTGACCCCGTGCAAGTCGCGTTGGGTTGGTCCGATGTGGAGGGCTGAAACCATGTCCCGCAATATCCCCCAAGTGCGCCTCTGGCGCGTGACCTACTTACGCGACGGCGTGCAGATCTTCCAGCACGAGTCGCATGCGCCTACCAAATTGTTCGCACGCTGGAACGCGCGCGATGCATTCATTCAATCCGGCATATGGCGCGAGTCCGGCCTTGCCGACAAGATTCGAGTCGGGCTCATTAGGAAAGGACATTGAGTCCATGACCGCGTTCAAAGACCCGATGTTGCGCAAGGTCTACGACTATTGCCGCACGACCGGCGGCAATATCGGGTCAAGCCCATTGCGCTACGCCTATCGTTTGGGCCGTCGAGGTACCAAAAACATGTTCGTTCGCTTGTCGTCACAGCATGCCGCATGGGCAGCTGGGCGCGATGATTACCGCGAAGTCAACAAAGGAAAGGCAATTGAGTCATGACCGATCTCGCAAAGCTCGCCATGCCGACCGTGCATTTGAACGGCACCGGCAAAGCCGAGCTATTGAACGGCTATCGCCAAGCCATGGCCGCGGTGCGGCTGGCAATCAATACCGTGCAATCGACCGCGCCGCATGGCCGCGACTACTACGTGCAGAAAGATAACCCGATACAGGCTGCGATCACCGAGCACAGCGAACGACTCCAAGTCTTGGAGCATGTTTTTAACGAGTTGGAGACGCTAGCGGTGCATGTCATGGAGCAAGGCACATGAAATCTATAGACCAGAATATCGCTAATCTCGCCAAGCTAATGCATCGCATGGCCGCAAACGATATGGGCGAATTGAGCGCGGCAGAAGCGGCATGCTTTCACACCGCCTGCGCTGCGATTGATAATTTGATTGTGGCGCGCGAAGCCCGACAAGAGGACGAAGAGGAGTCTGTATCGTGACCGGCTTAATCATCATGACCGCATTCGTGTTCTGCTTTGCGCTCACGTTTGCGGTCGCTGCCATCATCGACGAAATGAGTGGAGACAACCATGGGTGAGCTTTTCAGCGTCTACTATTTCTCCAGCGAAATCCTGGGCGATATTCAGGAGCGCGAGTGCTACCTCGTGCCGTTGAACGAAGCCAAACAATGGTTCGTGCATCATACCACCAACGTGGCGGCCAATGCCGGCTTTACCGTGCGCGTGATCATGACCGACAGTGACGACTGCATCGTGGCCGAGTGGAAATATGGTCAAGGAATCACGTGGCCGAAGGAGTCGACGTTTAGACATGATGCCTAAACCTCTGCGTCCCAAGGGCGCTTGCCTTCGAATCAAATTAGTAAGTTGACAAACGTCAATTAGTGTGCTAACCTCTCTTCGTTCAACTCTAACCATGTAGGCAATCATGACAACCGAATTAGACCGCATCAAGTTCAAGATCAAAGCTCTGGCCGCGAAGACCGTGGCCAACGGCTGCAGCGAGCACGAGGCCATGTCGGCAATGGAGGGCGTCGGCCGCTTGCTGGCGCAGTACAATCTCACCATGGAGGAGTGCGACGTCCGCTCGAGTGTGTGCAAAACGATCTTTATCGATATCGACCGGCAACACCGCCACCCCATCGACTCGTGCGTGACTTCGCTCGCCGATCTGGTCAATGCCAAGTGCTGGTTTAACCGGCAATACAAGAAATACCCGGGGCCTAATGGTGGCGTAGTCTACAAGAAAAGCGCAGCCTATGCGTTCTTTGGCCAGGAGCAGGATCTCGAGCTGATCGAATATCTGTTCAAGGTCATTCACTCCGCCATCGAGGCCGAGTCAGCCAAGTTCAAGCAATCGTCCTATTATTCCAACGGCCACAAGACCAGCCCCGAATACCGGCATCGCGTGGCCGGCGCGCGCCGCAGTGCGACCGTGAGCTTCCAGCGCGGCATGGCAAGCCGCATTGGCCAGCGCCTGCGCGTGCTCAAAGCGCAGAACGACGCCGAGCTTGCCAAGCATCGCAGCACCGGCACCGCGCTGGTCGTGCTCAAAAAGCAAATTATCGAGGACGCTTGGCAGCACGAGGGCATCAAGCTCAGAAGCAATCGTTCGTCCTATCGCATCAAGGACTCCTCCGCTTTCGAACACGGCCACCGGGCCGGCGACAAGGTCAATCTCTCGCGGCCGATCCCGGGCGCGGGCAAGGTCGGAGGGCTGCTGACATGAACACAAACCATAAAGTCGGAGAACGTTATCGGCTGGAGCGTCTGACTGCAGGCGACCGTAACGCCATCTTTGAGACGAACGAACTGGATCAATACGACTTGGACAACGGCGGCGATGGGATCGTCTACGCTGGTACAGCCAGAGAGGCTGCAGAAATTCGCGCTACCGTTGCCCAGGTGCCGTCGTGACGGTGAAGGATTACCAGCGCAAGCGGGTCTATCGCTGGGAGGATGCCGTGGTGGGGCCGCGTTGCTCCGCCATGGTGCCGTTCGCCGCCGGCCAGACCTACGTCAATGGCGTCTGGCTGGCGCAGGGCTGGCTTAAACCGCCCCGGGTGGTCCCGATCTCCACCCGACAGCGCAAGCACCTTGCCCGGGCTTCCCACGGCCAAATAGAGCTACCTGTGAACGTCCCCGGCTGGGTGGTCCTGCACGAGTTGGCGCACTCTCTTACTGACGATGGGCATGGTCCCAACTTCATGGGCATGTACATCGATCTGCTCGAGCGGGTCGAGGGGCTGTCGCGACTGCTTACCATGTACTCGCTCAAGCAGGCGAGGATTGATTTCAACCTGGGAGTCCAGCCGCTGGGCTGGGTGATTAAACGTTGACAAACGTCAATTAAATGCCTAAGTGAGCACAACTCTAACCCGAACGAGGCAATGACATGCACACCTTTGCAAGATCCCGCCAGGATGATGGCAGCTACCTCTATACCGTGGGCTACTGGTGCCCTGCTGCCTATAACGAGGGCACCGTGTTTCAGCCTTTGCGCGACTGTGCCACGGCATCTGAGGCCGTGCGCTGGGTGTCCTATCTCAATGGCGGCGAGCGCCCGGGAGGTGAGTGGTGACCGAGCATTTTGTTCGTTCCTCGCGCAAGCGGCCCAGCTGCCCCTGCGGCAGCGGGCTGCCGCGGCGCACGCTCGAGGATGCGCGCGGGATCTTCTGCTGCTTTGTCTGCAATGAATGCGAGGCCGAGAAGAAGGCCAAGTATCGCGCCGACATTTTCACCAACCCGAACTATTTCACCGAGGAACCAATCGAACCAGAGGAGTAAGGCAAATGGCTAAAATAATGTGTTGCTACGGCAATTGCGACGAGTGGGTTGGCGAAGGGAGCTTCAAGCTCACGCTGACCGAGTCACGCCGCGGCACCGTGAACGAGCGGCAATCGTTCTGCTGCTACGAGCACGCGATATTGTGGCTGCAGAAGCGTGACGAGAAACTGAACCACGGCGTTCGATCCTGGCGCGGGCCGGTTGAACGCCACACACAGGAGTAAGGCAAATGCCGACGTTCTACGACGACAACTACGGCTTCTGGCACGACATGGATGATCCTGAGATGCGGGACTTCTATTTCCAGACCCAGAAACGCAGCAAGGCCAAGATGTGCAAGGGCTGCGGCCGCATGGTCAAGATCAAGCCCGAGTACGCCTACTGCAACTCGTGCGCCGACAAGATGGAGCAAGGAGGCGAATTCTAATGTGGAAGGTAGTCGATAAGCACGACGGCCACACGGTGCAGACCTTCGACACTCAGATCGATGCCGTCATGGCTGCACAGCGTTACAACGCCGGCTGGAGCGTCTGGCCGTTCATAGTAGTCCCTCTGCCGCCAGATGAACCTCCCCGTGCCGACCACATCAAAGGAAAAGGCAATGGCTAAGACCATCTACCGCGCCACCCTCTGCAACTCTGCTGGCGAGCTCGACATGTTCACCGCCAACAGCATCGAGGATCTGCAACGCCAGCTGGGCAAGCGGCTGCTCCAACCGGGCAGTACTTGGATCCTGGCCGACGGCGACACCATCATCATATCGAGCGGCGACTTCCGCAACGTCGAGGCGAAAGCAGCATGACAGCACAAGAAGATATCAACGCCTGGGCCGAGGAGGCGTTCCACAAATGGATGAATGACTGCAGCTGGCGCTACAAGCTGGTTGGCGTGAAACCGAATGAAGCCATGGCGTATCTGGGGTTGATTTGCATGCTGGGCTTCGTCTCCACCGCTGCAGCCTACAGTTCCGATGAAGAGAGACTGATCGAGATCGTGCGCAAGGCATTCCGCGATGCGAGCAAGACCGTGACGGAAATCAAACAGGAGCTAGGCAAATGACCGAGGATGATGACCGCGACTACTGGGAACTGGGCTTCAACCTGTTCAGCAAGGAGCCCGAGCTCTTGGGCGCTGCCGTGTGGTGGCGTGCCCACGATCTTAATTTACAGGCTGAAGATGCCTACAACTTCGTCTTCGGCTATAGCACTGCCAGGAGGCAGCGAGATGACTACCAGCGAGAACGACAAGATCAAGCAGATGGCGGCGGAAATGCTGTTGAAACAGGGCATTGCGACCTTGAGTGAAGCGGCCAAATTGCGCGGCGTGAGCCGGCAGGCCATGCATCAGGCCACTGCCACTAAGTACGACACCCGACTTATTCGCAGAAAATATCTAGGAATTGTGTGGAAAGAATTGCTCGAACGGTTGACGGCATAGGGCATCGCCTTGCCTATGTCGGGCAGCGTGGGGCTCGACAAATCGAAAGGTGTTCTGCGGGGGGCGATGCCCTGGGGGTGGACGTTGGCCCCCGAATGGAATGTCACCGTCCAAGAACACCGACCCACGCACTTGCTTTCTAAATTTAGTCGCTGCCACTATTCAACGCTTGCAGGAAGGTAAACCCAAATGAGGATCAAGCTGCCGCCGACCCAGCAGGAGATGGAGGAATCGGATTATCTGGTTTGCGCTAAATGGGTGCATGCCGTCCCAGACGACTGCGAGGCAGGTAAATGCAGCAGCTGCGGCACCGACGTGATGTACGCCAAGAGCATGCCAAAGAAACCGCAGCGCATCTGCATGGATTGTGCGGTCGAGATGATGGATCGAGAAGTCAGGACGGGACACTACAATGGGTAACAGGATCGCCATGCCGGCAGAGCCGACGCTCAAGGAAGCCTTGGCCAAGCTCGAGGAACTGCTGGACTATCGCTTGCCGCAATCACACAAGCCATCGACCGCGATCGTGCTCGCGCGCGGCTATGCCGAGGTGATCTATCGGGCGTTGCTAAAATCGAGCTTGAACGATGCAACCTAAGTTTTCTTGGTGCATTGCCGGGATAATGAATCGTCGGAGCGTGCTCCCCGGTGTGCGGAGTTCTACCCCCTCTGCCCATAACCGGCCCGACGAAACGACGCCGGGGACGATACTTGTAACCAGCTGGTGCCGGGGCGTGCCCCTCTGCGTGCAGTCACTCAAGGCGAGAGCCAAGAGTCGGGAGCTCGCGCGTACAGATCCGCGAAATGACGCGGAGGCACCTCCTACCCCATTTGGGTTATTGAATTAATCCAAAAATAATCGCTAGCTAAAATTAGCGCCCGAGGGCAGGCTCGATCGGTTGGTAAACTTGCAAGGAGATACCCCAACATGAAGAAGCTACTTCTAGCCGCGAGCATTCTAACGGCGCTCGCCCTACCTGCCAAGGCCGATGTCATCATCGACGACAAATTGTCGGGGACTGGTGACAACGTGGTTTTCCAATCTTCGACAACCAGCCTCGTCATCGGCAGTTTCAACGGGCAACATCAGGGGCTCGTCGATTTCAACTGCTTGGCGGGCTGCACCAACTTCGTCGGAGCGCAAAGCGGCAACGACCTCAAGATCACGGCGGATGGTCTAACCAACCTATCGGTCCAGGTCTTCGACACGTCCGGTCTTAACGTGTTGCCCACGCAAACCGATGTGTTCTCGATCACAGGCACCGGGCACGTGTTCGTAGGCGTGACAGCGAATGAACCGGGTGGTGGCACCCAACTGACAACCTTCGACCTGTTCTCGTTGTTCGGGGCGCTTGGCCCCGGCCAAAACGGGTTCACATTGACGGCGATCAACGGTGAAACCATCAACAAGTTCACGCTGCTCGATGTCGGTGGCGTGATCACTGACTTCGAGCACTACCGGATCGACGTTGCTGCTCCGGTCCCTGGACCCATCGTCGGTGCCGGCCTCCCCGGCATCCTCGGTGCGCTGGGGCTGTGGGGCTTCAACCGGTCCCGCAGAAAGCGTCAGGTGGCTTAGGTCCGCCGCATTTCCTGAGTTCCTGACGCTGTGCCCCGCCGGGTGTATTGAGTGAGCCTCCCGGCGGGGCTTCTTTTTATCCACAGGGGATTGCGCTAAATTTACAGCTTGTTAGGGTTGTGTAGTATGCACAACCGGAGGCAATGATGTTCCGCCTGGAGATATTCGTAGACGATAAGAAATTGAGTTATGTGCTGTGGGCCTTGACCGGCCACATCCTGGGCGATCCCAAGATCCATCCGGTTGTCAATGCTACGGTCAAGAACGGCAAAGTGCGAGCCGAGACTTCCGGCGATCACGTCGAGATGTTCCGCAAGCATGTCGCCAGTCGGGGCGGCAACGAGTTCTCTCCGGCATTCATGCAGGATTGGTGCATCGGCCTGGGCTTGAAGCGCAAGAGCTACAGCAACATCCTCGCCAAGGGCATCCGCGCCAAGGCCTGGAAGCGCGTGCCGCAGAAGGGCACGAAAGGAAAATACAGCTACATCATTACAAGAGAGGAGAAGGCGTGATGGCGAAGGGCAACGGGCGCTTCAAGACCTACGGCGCTTACAAATTTGTGGACAAGGATCCAGTGATTTATCAATTGCAGCAAATGCGCGCCAACACGTCGCTGACGCAGATCACCAAGGATGGTGGGCCGAGCTCCACCTGCATGCACAACTGGTTCTATGGTGAGACCCGCCGGCCGCAGAACGCGACTATCGAAGCCGCGGGAAGAGCAATGGGCTACGAGCGCAAATGGATGCCGATGCGCAGGAAGACGGAGAAACAGTGAGTTACGGTCCTATGTGGGAAGATGGGTTTGCTGCTGGCAAGAAAGAGGCCGCAGCTAAACTCATCGACACCGCCGCCCTCCTCGACCGGCTGGCGGAACGTATCGAGGGGCTAATCCAGAAGCCCGATCCGCACGGCTGGCGCACCGAACCTACCGAGCCATTTATCTTGGCCGCCGCCTACTGCCGCGCGGAGGCGAAGCGACTGAGGGGGGAGACATGAGCTACGATGACGACACCAAGCGCATCATCCGATTGCACGACCGGATTAAGGACTTGGAGCACAAGCTCGCCGATACCGCCGCCTTCCTCGACCGGCTGGCGGAACGGCTGGACTTGCGTGGCGATCAGATAGCCCCGCTGCCACGTCGCGGACAATCTGCGATGACTGCACCGATGCAGCGCCCCGCCCCTGAAAAGCAAGACGCCGCCGACTGCCGCGCGGAGGCGAAGAAGCTGCGGGACGAGACATGATCATACCACGCTGGGTCGACGGAATGCTCAATGTGATGTCGATCATCTTGTTCCCGTCGCGCAACCATACGACAGCCACCATCATAATTTACACTCTGGTCATCGGCATCGGGTTGTGGATATGGCTAGGTTCCTGGTTGTGGCTGCCGGCGACTGTGCTCAGTATGATCATGGCTTGGATGCTCACGGAGTGGTTTTTCTGACATGAAACTCAACGGCGGACTGAAAATCACCTCCAACGGCTACGGCTCGAGCACTATCCATATCGATGTCG